GCTCTTCCCGTGATGACCCGTCCTATCGGTGTTCTGAACGACGAACTGAACCGTGCCTGGATCTACCCCAAGGCAAAGATTACCTCCAACCTTACCCTGGCTGACGGTCTGTACCGCATCCACGCCGTTGTGCTGGCCGAGAACCTGGACATCCGCGACAACGAAGGCAACCAGACCCTCGCAACCGGTATGATTGTCGAGAAGGCTGCTTAGTCGCGTCTTGAAACCGAACCGAACTGGGCGGGCAGTTACGCCCGCCCTTTCTTAATTTAAGTATATGGAAAAATCCGCAAGCGAAAAGTTTTTGAATGGCGCATACCAAACCATTGTCGGTGCGCCATGCGTGGTTATGGTTGGCCGGCACAAATATAAGGTCCGCCAGGTGGCCCAGGCCGTCAAAGAGCGCATCGCTCTCCTGGAACAAGAAGCACAGGTTCTGGAAGTCCGTGGCAAACAGGGCGTATCTGCGAAAGAGGCAAAGAAGATAACCCACAAGTTGTTTTCTCTCCATTCGAAGAAGGCCGCCTACTACCTTCTCGGAAACTGGGCCATCTTCTGCCCCTGGCTATGGTGGATAAAATGGCACATCCTTCAACTCCGTGGCAACGAAACTACCTTTAGAATCAACGAAGCAGGAGTCGTCAGCGCTGACTTGGGTTTTTCCAAGGCCAACTGGGATATCTCAAAGCAGGAACGCGAGCTTTATATGAGACCGGTTGGCGAAGTCGCCAAGCAGCAGCTAGAGCGGCTGGAAAGCGTAATGAATATGTTGGAGACGGACGCTTTGGGAATAAAGGAGGAAAGCAAGTAGGAAGCGCATTCGCCGCGTCGGAGCATAACGAAAAAATTAAGCACATATACGGAAACTTCGGTTTTTGGTCGTGGTTTCGGTACTGGTACCTTGATAGCGCGAACTATGTAACAATGATGTTACTTGACAAGGGGTACTATGACTACGACTTCGAGAAGGTTGAGCGAGAGCTTCGCTGGGAAGACACGGTCCGCTCAGACGATGAGATGCGCGGAATCCTTGCAGGCTTCGGAATCGGCACCGCCAAGAAGAAGCCAGAGACTTTGGAAGAAATTCAGAATCACATTATAAAAAATATTAAGGAGGATTAGGATATGGCAGTTGAAATACCGATATATGTAGACGTACAGGGCGCGTTTGACAGGGCTGTCAGTGAGATTCCGAAAGAAATGCCGAAACTTGAAAAGGTTTTGAGCAGACATGCGCTGAACATGAAAATTGATTATGGTTTCGGGCAGTCTAAAACAGTTAGAAACCTTCTTACAGATACAACGATGGGCGCACAAGAGCTTGAGTTTGCACTTAAGCGTGTCCGTAAAGCATATGACGAGGCTGTCGTAAAAGGAGCCAATAAGAGAACGACATCGGCAACCGTCAATAATCTTGCTAAGACATACGGCCTGCTCGAACAGCGTGTTAAGGGGTTCTATGATTCTAATGCGGTGGCGGCAATGCGCTTAGAGGATACTATCGCTAAGGTGACATACAAAATTCGTGACATGTCGTCGCAGTTGGCTAGTTTGGCGCCGGGCTCTGATAAGTACAACAAAATTAACTATGAACTCCAGATACAGCGCAAACGCCTTGCTGAGCTCACAATTCAGCAGATGAAGTATAAGGCTGGAATTGATGCTAGCACTGAGGCCTATCAAAAGCAATCCGGAATTGTAAAGCAGCTGACTGGGTATTTTAGCGGCCTATATGCTGCGCATTCGCTTGTTCGCTTCGTTAAACAGGTCAGAGATGTCACAGGAGAATTGGAATACCAGCGCGTTGCTCTGGGACATCTTTTGCAGGACGAGGCGTTCGGTAACGAACTTTTCGCGAAGACTATTGAGGCAGCAAAAGAGTCTCCGTTTCGTATCGGTCAGTTGGTAACCTATACTAAGCAGCTCGCAGCTTATCGAATCGAACAAGAGAATTTGTTCGATACCACTCAGCGCCTTGCAGATATATCCGCTGGTCTTGGCGTTGATATGAACCGCTTGATTCTTGCTTTTGGACAGGTTCGTGCCGCATCTGTCCTTCGCGGTCAGGAATTGCGCCAGTTCACTGAAGCCGGAATACCATTGGTCGAGCTCCTCGCAGAAAAGTTTAGGCAACTGGGGCGCGAAGGAACAACAACTGCAGATGTGTTTAAGTTGATTTCAGAGCGGGCTGTACCTTTTGAGTATGTCAAGGAAATCTTCGAAGATTTAACAAATGCTGGTGGCCAGTTTTACAAAATGCAGGAGACTCAGGCAAAGACCCTGCAGGGACGTTGGGAAAAGTTGAAGGACGCATACGACCAGGCGCTTATGCGTGTAGGCGATACGCAGACATTCCAGACTATGAATGACCAAGTCCTTTCAATTTTGAATGGTCTTGCCAAAAACTTAAACAATGTTGTTCGTATCGTAAATGCTGGCTCTATAGCCTGGGCCGCATATTGGTTGGCGACTAAATCAGGTCTTGCTTATGGCACCAGGCTGACCTCTATGTTTATCAAAGAATACGGTGTCGTCAAGACTCTTACTTTTGGTGTTGGCGGTTTAACGGCAGCGTTCAAGAAATTGTGGGGTGCAGTGAAAGCGAATTGGGTTGGTCTCGCTCTGTCTGCCGTTGCGGGGGTTGTCACCTATTTTACTACATTCAAGAATAAGACAAAGGAGGCGACCGGAGAACTGTCTGATATGCAGAAGGCGATAGAGCAGATGAAAGACGCAAACAAGGAATTTGAATATGGGAAGGGACTTGTTGCTAGTTACGAGGAACTTGCTAAAAAAACGGATCGAACAACTCGTGAAAGCGAAAGAATGCTCGATATACTAAACGAATTGGAGCGTGCTTTCCCTGGACTAACAGACAAGATAAACAATGACAATCTGACTCTTGAGGAGCGTATAGGAATAATGCGCGAGGCTGTTAATGCTAGCCATGACCTTGCTGTGGAAGAAGCAAAAAACAGACTCAATACACAAAAAGAGATTATTCGCGGACTTGAGGACCAAGAGAAGGCGGCAAGGCTTGTTAAAGAATCAGCGCAGAGAAGGTTAGAGGCCGCGCAAACAGCAGAAAAGGTTGGGGTAGTTCCGCTTTCGCAAAGATATGGTCCTGGAACGTATGATACCGCAGAAGACCTGAAAAACAAGACAATAGAGGCGGCCAAGGCTGCAAATGAGGCTGACGATGCTTATGAGGATGTTGCTACAGCACTCGCTACGGCCAGAAGAGAAGCAGAGCAACTTAGGAAATTAGCATTTCCAGAAGACGCCAAGAAGAATATGGCGGAATGGCAAAATCTTCTTATTGGAGCAAGCAAGTACACATCGGAGGGGCTACCAAAACTACTGTTCACTGATAAGGATGTGCAGGGTTGGGACTCATTAGGAGAAGCAATAAAAAAACTTAAGCCGCAATTTGAGGAAGCCAGAAAGACTTATGTCGGCCTTGTTAGCGCCGTCAAGGAGGGTGGTGCATTGGTCAGGCCAGAACTGACTAAAGACCGCGATGCCGCAGCCGATACCTTTGCTGCATGGCAGGCTTTAGATGCATTACTCGGCGGCCTCCTATCTAAGAAGCAGACTCACGGTTCCGACAATCGTCTGTCCAACCTTAAAAAGGACATTGGCGAGATAACAAATGCTTATAAGAAATTTTTGGAGCTTCGGAAATACATGTCCCAAAGTTCAGCGTTAGAGGAAATCGGCGTTTTATTTCCACAGCTAAATGGATTTGAACCCACGTTAAAGAACACTATTGGCCGCATTCAGGGTCTTTTGAAAAATTATAAGGGGCCGAAGGACAAGGTGTATCTCGAAATGCAGCGAGCTATTGATACCGAGGTGTCTAATCTTAATTTTGACAATGTGAAAAAGACGCTTACAGATGACTTGAAGCGTCTTTCCGACGAGATAAAGCGCTCCGAGACCGCAAGGGATTTTTACAAGAGCATTCTTGATTTGACTGGAGATGATGATGTCGCAGCAAATATGACAGTTAGCGTCTACGGCGATATCGGAAGTGAATTTAAGGACAGACTTCAGAAAGAGCTGAATGCTGCTCTTGGATCGTTCGATGAGAGAGGTGACGTTTCTCTTTGGAACAAGATGCGGGAGGCCCTGGCGTCTGGTGACTTTAATACAATCTTAAAATACCTTGACAGATTCCCGGATGAATGGCAGAAACGCCTTAAGGAGATGGCGGCGTCCGATGAAAAATATAACGCCGACTTATTGCACAACCTGGTCAAGACCTTAGAAAAAGCAAAAACTTACGGAGCGAAGCAGTCTGAAGTCGCAGAAAAATCGGCTGAAAGAATATCTGAAATTAACTCGCTTTCTGTTGCACAGCCAATAAAAGACGAACTGCTAAAGCAAAACGCCAAAAAGACCGCCGAGGAAACGGCGAAAGCTCAGTATGAGGCGTTTAAGGAGTCTCCTCTGTATATTGAGCTGTTCGAGAATCTTGAGGGCGCCTCTACTCGAATGCTGAGGAATATGCGGGATAACCTTCAAAACCTAAAGGGCGAATGGAAGAATTTGTCTCCGAGAGAGTTGCGCGAGTTACAGAGCAAAATAAATGAGCTCGATAATCAGTTGGCAACAAGAAACCCTTTTAGGTCGTTGATTGATTCCTTGAAAGAGTACAGGGCTTTGACAAAAAATCAAAGTCGCGCAGACGCCGATGAGACCGCTGCTGGTTTGACGAGGTATGCAGACCTGCAGAAACAGGCGCTTGAAGTAGCAAAAGCGGACTATGAGGAAACAATAAACAAACCTGGCGCAACGCTGGAAGAGATAGCTGCAGCAAAGGACGCTCTTGATGTCCAGGCCAAAGAAACGGACTTGGCGATTGAGCAAGCAGAAGCGGCCCAGGAAACAGCCAATTCTTACAGAATCACCCTGAAGCACATTCAGGACGCCGCAAACGGCATGAAGGGATGGACCTCTTATATTAACGAATCTCTTTCTGGTATTGGCGAGATTGTGTCTACGTTTGCGAGCGACGAGACAGCCGAGACGTTCAATATTATATCTGATGGAATAGAAAAGACGTTCGGTGGATTATCTCAGACTGCTGGTAGCGCAGCGAGATTGATGGCCGGCGACTTCACTGCTATTCCTTCCTTGATTAAGGGCATCGGCGAGTCGATCAGTGGAATCTTTGGCACCGCCCAGCAACTGAAGATTAACGCTATAAATAAAAAAATCGAAGAGCAGGATGACATTCTTACAGAGCTCGAGTATTCATA